AACTCACAAACATCGAAAGTGAATTCTACGATCCCAAATTGTTGTTGAAGATCTATCAAAATCTATGAAAATGTATTTCAATGGTTGTAGTTTTACCTATGGAGATGAATTACCAAACCCACAGCAGAGCGCTTGGCCCACTCTGGTGTGTTCGGAGTTAAAGTGTGATTTTTTAAATGATGCTGTTTCGGGTGGCACCAACGACCGTATCATGTATAAAACTGTTCAAAATATCAACAACTACGATTATTTTGTCATTGCCTGGACCAATTACAACAGATTTACGGAATACAATCCAGTTGATAATTTTGAAATAAATTTCAATCCAAATTTACACATGGACCCGGCAAGGCATCACAGCAACGATCTCAAAAAAAATTACTCAAAATACAAAGACTACGGCCAAATATACTACAAATACTGGTACAATGATCTTTTTGAGTTTAAAAAATGGTTGCAACAAATCATATTATTGCAATCATTTTTTAAACAACACAACAAATCGTTTTTGATGTTAAACACCAGTAACAACAATTTACCGCTGTGGTTAAAACCTCAAGAAAAGTTTATCGATTCAACAAAACATCTAATAGATTTTTTTGATTATGCAAATGATGATCAATTGTTGGAAGAGCACACGCAGATACAGAAATATAATTCAATGATAGACACTTCGACCTTTATAGAATGGGCCAACTGGTCAATAACGGACTTGTCAACAACCCATGAATGTGGACCAGGTGGGCACATATTAGAAGAAGGTCATCAAGCAGTTGCAAACAAGGTAATTGACTGTTACAATACAACAACATGATCCATATAAAAAATTTAACTGTTAAAAACTTTATGAGTGTGGGCAATGCCACACAAGGCATTGATTTTGATCGCAAGGATCTTACCTTGGTCCTGGGCGAAAATCTCGATTTGGGCGGTGACGGTAGCCGCAACGGCACCGGCAAGACTACCATAATCAACGCACTTAGCTACAGCCTGTATGGACAGGCTCTTTCAAACATACGCAAAGACAATCTTGTCAACAAGACCAACAACAAAAACATGCTGGTCAGTTTGGATTTCAGTGTAGCCGGCAAGGAATACCGTATCGAGCGTGGTCGCAAGCCCAATGTTCTGCGATTCTATGTGAACAATCAGGAACAAGCTGTAACCGACGAAGCACAAGGCGACAGTCGAGAAACCCAAGATGCCATAGAATCGGTACTGGGTCTCAGCCACGACATGTTCAAACACATCTTAGCACTCAACACCTATACCGAACCTTTCTTGAGTTTGAAGGCCAATGATCAGAGAACCATTATTGAACAACTGTTAGGTATAACCATGCTGAGCGAGCGGGCTGATCGAATCAAAGAACATCATAGACAGACCAAAGAAAGCATACAGCAGGAAGAATTTCGTATACGTGCTGTGCAGGAGGCCAACAAACGCATAGAAGAACAGATCGAAAGTCTACGCAGGCGACAACAACTATGGACAACCAAACATGAAGAAGAGATTCAAAAACTCACGGCCGCGCTCGAAGAACTCAAGAAGATTGACATTGAAGCCGAGGTCGAGGCCCACAAGGCTCACAAAGTATGGGATCAGAAGCGCAAAGACCTTAACGACTTGGCTGGACAAATCTCCCGCACGAAGCTTGATAAGGACCGCGAGACAAAAAGCATTGAGAAGCTTGGCAAGGAGATTACGACACTTGAATCTCACACATGTCACACTTGCGGGCAGGCTTTCCACGACCATAAGCACCAATCGGTACTGGAAGGTAAGCAGGCTGATCTGGACCGAGCGCGAAAAGCGTGCCAGGAACATACACAGATTTTATCAGAACTTGAGACTGCCCACACCTCCCTGGGCACGTTAGGCAAGCCACCTGTGATGTTTTATGACAAGGAAGAAGATGCCATTGATCATAGAAGCAGTCTGTCTGCCTTGGAAAAACAGTTGGCAGACAAGACTTCAGAAACTGATCCCTATGGTGAGCAAATAGAAGACATGCAGGGACAAGCTCTGCAAGTGGTCACGTATGACACACTCAACGAGCTGACCAGATTGCAGGAACATCAAGACTTCTTGCTCAAACTCTTGACCAGCAAGGATTCGTTTATACGCAAGAAGATCATAGAACAGAATCTAAGCTATTTGAATGCTCGTCTCACACACTACTTGGATCGTATTGGCTTGCCACACACTGTGGTGTTCCAGAACGATTTGACTGTGAGCATCGAGGAGCTGGGTCGTGAGCTGGACTTTGACAATTTGAGTCGCGGCGAACGCAACAGGTTGATCCTGAGCATGAGCTGGGCTTTCCGTGATGTGTTTGAAAGCCTATACCAGCCCATCAATGTGCTGTTCATAGACGAAATGATTGATTCGGGCCTGGACACACAGGGTGTAGAAAATGCTCTTGCGTTGCTGAAGCACATGAGCCGCGAACGGCACAAGAGTATTTGGTTGGTCAGCCACAGAGATGAGCTAGCCGGAAGAGTTGAAAACATACTCCGAGTGGTCAAAGAAGGCGGCTTTACAAGTTACAATACGGATGTAGAAATTGCGTAGGATCCGAGTATTACACATTGAACCCACAGACGTGTGCCAGGCTGCATGTCCTATGTGTGCCAGAGAGACCGATAAAGAATTTAGTAAAGACAGCAAGCACCACCTGCGTGTGGAACAGATACAGCGACATTTCAGCGATAGAGTTATCGGCAATCTGGACAAAATGTTCATGTGTGGCAACTATGGCGATCCGGCTGCAGGCTACTATACCATGGACATCTACAACTACTTTAGAAAAATCAATCCAGACATCGTGCTGGGCATGAACACCAATGGTGCGGTGCAAAGCACATTTTTTTGGCATGCCCTGGGCCGTTTGTTCAACCAAGTCCAAGACTACTGCGTGTTTAGCATAGACGGATTGGAGGATACCAATCATGTTTATCGCAAAAATGTAAATTGGCAAAAGCTGATGAGCAATGTGGAAGCATACATTGCCGCAGGTGGATCGGCTCACTGGGACATGCTGGTATACAAACACAATCAACATCAAGTTGATGCCTGTGAGCAGTTAGCTCGTGACATGGGATTCAAATGGTTTCGTGCCAAGATTAGCAAGCGTGGATTCAACGATCGTTTGGAATTTCCTCTAGGGTGGCAGTCGCCTGTGATCAACCCTGGACCAATCAAATGCCATGTACTCAATGAAAAAAGCATGTACATTGATGCACAAGGTCGTGTCAGTGCCTGTTGTTGGCTGGGTGCTACTCAAAGCAACTTTGTCAAAGATGATTTAAAAACTGTAAAATTGACTTGGAAATCAGACACACCTAACTTGGTATGCCTAAGTGCTTGTTCTACAACAAAAATCAAAACCATATTTCAAGATCAATGGCAAAGAGAGGTACGCCTATGCTAGCCACTTGGCATTTTCACATTGAAATTAGTTCAAAGTGTACACTGCGTTGCCCGAGGTGTGCCCGTCAAGAGGTTCCTGACAGTTTAGTAAACACTGAACTAGATTTAGAATTTTTTAAAAGAAATTTTACAGCAGAATTTGTTGTTGACAATTTGGAAAAGATAACATTCTGTGGTGACGACGGTGATCCTATCTATGCTCATGATCTTATACCGGTAATTCAATATATCAAATCAATCAAACCGGTTGAAATTGTCATTGTCACCAATGGATCACACAAGAAATCAGAATGGTGGCAAGAACTAGGATCAGTACTGACCGAACAAGACACAGTGCATTTCAGCATCGACGGCTGGGACAATGAGTCCAATAACTTGTACCGGGTCAACAGCAATTTTGATTCAATCGAACAGGGTGTGCGCACCCTACGAGCCAATTCGCAGTGCCGCATGGTCTGGGCTGCTATCGCATTTAGTTTCAATCAAGACAAACTCACAGAAATGATGTCACAGGCACAACAGTGGGGCATGGACGGGTTTCAACTTACAAAAAGCACCAAGTTTGGAAAAATATATCCGGTCTACGGTACCAATGATGTGCTTCAACCTGCAGAAGAATTTGTCAGCCGCAACCATAGATTTGAACGTGAAACTGTTTTGCTCAGTGTAAGAGGATTGAACAACCATGTCTGGAAAACGCATCCAATCAACCTAGAACTGTACAAAAACTCCACAGAAATCAATGGCGTGCGTCCCTTGTGCGAAATAGGCAACAAAGGTCTTTATATAGATGCTCAAGGTCGATTGTTTCCATGCTGTTGGGTGGCCAATCGTTACACACATAATTCGGAATGGAAAGGCATTGCCAACAAATTTGATCTGAATCATAGAACTCTTAACGAAGCTGTCTCAGATGATTTTTGGAGCTCCACTTTCAAAACATTTGACTGGCAAGAGTGTCAAACCAAGTGTGCAAGTGCCCGTGTCGATAAAAAATACGCAACTGAATGGTAATGATGATAACTAATATTCCATGTCATGGCTATTCGAAAGCAAAACAGTCGAAACACTACCCGAAGATTGTGTGGGTTTTGTTTACGTTATTACAAATAACAAAACCGGCAGGAAGTATATTGGAAAAAAATTAGCAAAATTTTCAAAGACCTCATACAAGACAGTTAAACTAAAAAACGGCAAAAAGAAACGCAAGAAAATACGTGGCAAAATCGAATCAGACTGGCAGACATACTACGGCTCCAACGAACAACTCAACAAAGATGTAGCACAGTTAGGCAGCGAAAACTTCACTCGAGAAATATTATACTACTGTAGGTCCAAGGCCGAATGTAGTTACGTAGAAGCTCGAGAACAATTCTCAAGACGTGTATTAGAAAGCGATGACTGGTACAATGGACACATTCAAGTGCGTGTGCATGGCAGTCATATTCGCAAATTAAGCACCTAGTTTGGTCGAGGCAGCTCGACTCGCAAGGAAGAACGGTGAGATACCCGGTCTGGATGGGCTTGCGTGTGCAAGGCAACTGTTAACTTAAGACAGCAAATGGTTTGAGCTCTGTGAAAAAGACACAACTCATGCT